ATGCGGCGTCTTTGGTGTCAGATCTACTAGCATTAGGACTATCACAAATTACTGCTAGTGTAAACAGTGCAGGTAAAATTGTTATTAACCACACAGGTGGTGGCGTTATAGTATTAAAGAATACTGCAGGAACACCGTTAACAACTGCTGGTATTACAACTTCATTATCAAACGTTAAAGCGGGAAATAATTCAGACTTGGTTGCAAGTAACTGGATCCCATTAACATACACAGCAAGTTTAGCAGTACCAAGCGCAGATCCTGTAACAGGTACACTTTGGTACTATAACGCTGTTGATGATGTTGACATTATGATACATAACGGGACAGACTGGAAAGGGTACCAGACACTAGCCGCTGATGCAAGGGGCTATGATTTAACTGCTACTGATCCAGATGGTGTTATTGTCGCCGCAAGTGAACCAATTGCACAGTCAGATGCATCAGCACTAGTAAGTGGAGACCTTTGGTTAGATACAAGCGATTTAGAGAACTATCCTAACCTTTACAGATACGATGCTACTGATTCTAATTGGACATTGATTGATAATTCAGATCAAACATCAGAGAACGGTATTTTGTTTGCAGATGCACGTTGGGACACAGACGGAACAACAAATCCAATTACTGGTGACATCCCACTAATTACAAGTTTGTTGGCATCTAACTATACAGACTTAGATGTTCCAAGTGCCGCACTTTATCCACGTGGAACTTTATTGTTTAATACACGTAGAAGTGGTTACTTAGTTAAAGAGTTTAAGAACGACTACTTTAATTCAGATGACTTTGCAGGATCTTTACCAACAATTAAAGATGCTTGGGTTAATAAGGCAGGCAACAAGTCAGACGGCTCACCTTACATGGGTAGAAAAGCAGTCAGACAGGTTGTGGTAGCCGCAATGAAGTCTGCATTAGACAGTAACACAGAGATCAGAGAAGAGCAACAGGTATATAACTTAATTGCCGCTCCTGGCTATGAAGAGTTAACTGCTAATATGATTAGTCTAAATAACGATAGACGTAACACCGCATTTATTGTTGCAGACACCCCAATTAGACTTGCCCCAAGTGCTACTGAAATAAGCAACTATAATAATAACACTGGCACATGGTTCGGCGAAGGCGCAACATCAACTGATGCCTATGTTGGGTTATATTATCCATCAGGACAGAGTACTGATTTATCAGGTAGCACTATTGTTGTTCCACCAAGTCATATGGCATTACGCACAATGATCAGAAGTGACGATGTGAGCTTCCCTTGGTTTGCACCAGCAGGTACGAAACGAGGTCTAGTTGACAACGCCACACAACTTGGTTATGTTAGTTCATCCACTGGTGAGTTTGTGTTAGCAGGCTTAACAGAAGGTGTAAGAGATAGTCTATATGAAAATAAGATTAATCCAATTACATTCCTTCCAGGAATTGGTTTAACAATTTATGGTCAAAAAACACGTGATCCAAACGCACCAAGTTCACTTGATAGAATTAATGTTGCAAGACTTGTTGTTTATATGAGAACTAACTTAAACACATTAGCAAAACCGTTTGTGTTTGAGCCCAACGACAAGTTAACTAGAGACGAAATTAAACAAATCGTCGAACAGTTATGTAACGACTTGGTTGCTAAGAGAGCATTAAGCGACTATGTTGTTGTATGTGATGAAACAAACAACACACCAGTTAGGATTGATAGAAACGAACTATACGTAGACGTTGCTATTGAGCCAGTTAAGTCTGCTGAATTTATCTTTGTTCCAATTAGATTGAAGAACACAGGTGAGATTGCAGGAACTAGTGTATAATTAAAGTACGCATATAATGAGAGCCACTAGGCTCTCATTAATGCAGTAGTATACGATAAATACTACTAATTAGGAGACAGAAAAATGGCAGTAGCAAGTTTAAACAAATTTACGGTACCTTTAGCTAGTGACCAATCAGCAAGTACACAAGGCTTGTTGATGCCAAAATTAAAGTATCGCTTTAGAGTGAGCTTTGAAAACTTTGGCATTACAACTCCACGTAGTGAGCTAACAAAACAAGTTATAGATTTTATGCGACCAACAGTTTCACAAGAACGTATGGAAATTCCAATTTATAACTCTAGAATTTACTTAGGTGGACGCCCGACCTGGGAGACAACCACAGTTAACCTGCGTGATGACGCCCAGGGTAATGTTTCCAAACTAGTTGGCGAGCAGATGCAAAAGCAATATGACTTTATGGAACAGTCTAGTGCGGCATCAGGCATTGACTACAAGTTTATTACAAGATGTGAAATATTAGATGGTGGTAATGGTGCATTTACTCCAACATCATTAGAGACCTGGGAACTGTATGGCTGCTTTTTAACTAACGTAGCATACGGTGATGTATCATACGGTAGTGATGAACCAATAAGTATTCAGATGACAATTAGTTTTGACAACGCAATACAGACTCCACTTGGAACTGGTATTGGTACATTGGTTGGAAGAACAATAGGTCAGACAATTACAGGTTAATTTTAGTATTTTAGCAGAATTAAAAAGCAGGGTATAAAACCCCTGTTTTTTTATGGATAAATAATAGTATGGCAAATTTATTATCTGGAGTATTCCAAAAAGCGTTAGGATCAGCTAGTTCTGTTATTAAAGCAGGCACTGGGTTAAATGTTACTGACAGTTTGGGAAAGCAATTTAAAAGTTTAGCAGACGCCGCAACTACTGCTGATTATATTAAGGACTTCAAACACGGACAACGAATGTTTGGAGACAACAACTTTGCGCTGGCTCCAAAACACAGTGCTCTGTTCCATGTTAACATAGAGCTAAACCCAGCATTTAATCCATTGACCAACGAAGAATCCATAGAGTTGGGTATGTTGGCAAAAAATGTAACATTGCCTGGATTTGCTTATGATACAGAGCAGTTACATGCGTATAACAGAAAAGTAAACATTCAGACTAAAGTTAATTACGATCCTGTTACGATAGAATTTCACGACGACACGATTAACTTAACAAAAAAGTTTCATGAGCTTTACCTTAAACATTACTTTAGAGACGATGACCACGAGAATGCTGTATATGATCCCAGTTTAAGTGTATATGGTAATAGAACAACTGACAAATGGGGTTATAGCCAAGCTGGAGACGTACAGGGAAACTTTATTGCTAGGATAAATGTATATAGTTTAAGTCAAAAGACTTTTACACATTATGTTGTGGAAAACCCCATAATACAATCATTTAAACATGGCAATCATAATTACTCAGGTGAGTCCTTTATGTCTAGCACAATGACGGTGATGCCTGAACAAATTAGGTACATTGGAGAAGGCATAGTAACAAGTGACCAAGTTAGAGGGTTTGGTATTATACATTATGATACTGTTCCGAGTCCACTACAATCATTGGGTGGCAGAGATACTATTATAGGCAAAGGTGGTGTGTTTAACACCATTGGCGGTATAGGTGATAAGATTGCATCTGGTAACTTCTTAAGTGCCGCCTTAGATGCATATAGGGCTCGTGATACTTTTAAAAATGCTGATCTTAAAAAAACAGCCCTAAGGGACATCACAGGCTTAGCCACAGACGTATTGCGTGGCAACAACACACAGGGAAAATACTTCTTTCCTTCAGTCAGCAACTTAGTCGATAAATTTGGCCCAAGCGAGGGCAAGTCTACACCTTCCAGCTCGTCGAATAGTGATATAGTCGGCTCAAGTCCTGCAGGACAAAATGTAGGATCAGACAACAGTTTTGCTGAGAACAAAGATGCTCGCCGCAATGAACAAATAAACAGAGCGGCAGGACAAGCATCTAACATTAGAACTATATAAGGATTTCAAATGGCAATACCATCCAATTTACCCAACCTTAAAGCAGAATCTACGCCCAATTACTTTAAAAACTTTTTTGTTAAGGAAGGCTACGTTACTGACAACCAATACGAAGCACTAATTGGATTGCTTATGAAAAGAACAGCGAACAAAGAGTCCGCTGAGAACTTAGCAGGAGCAATTATACAAGGCTCATCCCAGCAAGACATCTCGTTTAACGAATTATTTGATTACATTAAAAAAGCAAATACCATAGAGTTAGATGCGTTTTTAGCTTTTTTCCTTAATAATACTCGTGTGGGAACTAGTTATCTTGGCATAAGTAATCCAGGAAATCAAAATCCATATGTCTTACGCACTATTTTGGTATGACCAAATATGCACAAGGCAAATTTCATCCAAAAAACGCAAAAAAATATTTAGGCAGACAATTACCAACTTACCGCAGTAGTTGGGAACAACGTTTTATGATGTTCTGCGACACTAATCCTAGTGTTATAAGTTGGGCCAGTGAGCCTGTTAAAATACCTTACTTTAATCCTGTTAAAAACAAGCAAACAATATACGTGCCAGACTTTTTAATAGAATATATAGATAGGAACAAACAGAACCACAAAGAGTTAATTGAAATAAAACCCAGTAATCAAACACTGTTTGAAAAAACTCGCAGTCAGCGTAATAAAGTAGCCTGGGTCATTAATCAGGCAAAGTGGCAAGCCGCAGAAACGTGGTGCAATCACTACGGAATAGTATTCCGCATACTGGGTGAAAATGAACTGTTCCACAATGGACGCAGTAAATAAAAGTATGACAAAAAAGTTAGAAGAGATATTTAATATTACTACTGATGACGTTTCAGAAGAAGAATCAGAAAAGTCTATCCCGGTAAGGAAGGCGTTTATTGATGATATTAATAGTGCAATTGACAAGATAGACATAGCACTACCTAGGGTTAGAGACCTAGATGATACCAGCGATAGAGAGTTAGATGCCCTAGCAGACTTAGCGACAGACAAATTCAACGATCTAATGGATCTTGGTATGAATGTTGATAGTCGCTTCAGCGGTAACATATTTCAAACCGCCAGTCAGTTGCTAGGACATGCTATTACTGCCAAACAGGTTAAACTGGATCGCAAATTAAGAACTGTGGACTTGCAGATTAAAAAAATGCGTCTAGACCAGCAAAATCAGAAAGGTGGCACTAACGAAGACGCTGAAATAGAAGGCAAAGGTGTAGTGTTAGATAGAAATGCATTGCTCCAAGAAATACTCAAGAACAACAAATAAAACTTACAAACCGTGCTAAATACGACATAAGGACCCATCATGAAAACATTTATAGATTACTTAACAGAGGCCGCAGATAAGACATACGATTTTAAAATTAAATTGTGTTGCGAGCCTGACAAAGACAACCTAGATGCTATGGAGAATGTACTAAAAGCATACGACATGGTATCTATGGGTAAGCCAAAAAGGCTACCAGTTAAAGAACATCCAGGCGAATTTCCTAATAGAGGACCTATTGAAGTATACATTATTGACGCAAGTGTACGTATGCCTGTAACACCACCACAACTTAAAGAAATGCTGAAACAACGAGCTGGTATTAACGAAGCAGATTTGCTTGTGTATACCAAAGGTCAAGACGAGTCCTATGTCGCTGATCAAGGGCAAGAATCAGATGGTGCTCTATTAGGAAAAGATTATGACAAGTCAGACAACAGTGAATATGGTACAGAAAAGTTTAAGAACAGCATGTTGAAAGACCTAGAGCCTAGTATTAAACATGAGTATGCAGATCCTAATACTGAGCGGGGTAAAACCACAAACGACCTTCCGATGGGTGTCCAGAGTCCTATGGGATCTACTGCAAATGCAAATAAGAAGCCAGAGCATAAAAGTTCTGCTAGGTAAGTGTCATGAATAAACGAGAACTTACAAAAGACGAAACGCATGCAATAGCAACAAAAATGGCCAAGGAAGGCTTAAACGAAATCGAGGAGAATAGCGTGAGTAACAACGAAGAAGACGTCCAAGCCGAGGAAAGACAGAAAGACCTTACTTGGTTAGAAGACATTAAAAGATTATCAGGTTTAGCTAACACATACGAAAACAGTGCAGGCGCAATGACTGAGTATAAGGTTGACGAATCTACTGACTCAGATGAAGAAGTAGTTACTGAAGAACAAAGCCCAGCACAGAAAGCGGCATTTCAAAAGATGCTAGATGCTAAAAAAGGCAAAAAGTCAGACGAAGATGTAGAAGAACAAGTAGAGAAAGCAAGTGGTGTAAGAGCAGACACGAAGGGCAAAGTAGACAAGTCCGAAAAGAAACACTACCATTGCAAACTTACTAAGGACAAAACGACAAGAGGCGTTCGCATGGTAGCAGACGAGGGCGAATCAGAAGCTGACGTTAAAGCAAGATGTAAGCGTGAGAACATGGGTTGGGAACTAAAAAGCATTAGAAAACTCGTCGAGTCTGTTGAAATGGAAGGCGAGAAAAAAGATCATGATGGAGATGGAGACATCGACAGCAATGATTACTTAGCCGCTAGAGGTAACGCCATTAAAGCCGCTATTGCTAAAAAGAAGGGCGATGTTGAAGAAGGACTAGCAGAGCTTGCTGACTTACTTTCACTTGCTGGGTTAAAAGGCAAAGTAGAGTTAGATGAACTTGCTAACAAGCCAGGGCAGGGAACAAAAGAGACTACAACATACAGTGTTTCAGATGTTATAGACCAAGGCAATGACTTACATGCCAAGTCTAAGCAATACGCAGATAAAGCAAAGTTGGGTGACAACCCAATGGCTACTGAAGAAGTAGACGTAGTTGAAAACAAACTTTGGAAAGCATATCAAGCAGAATTAGCAGGCGTTAAAAAATGAAAAAACTAGCAGAATATTTTACAGAGTCAGAGCAAGGACATATTAGACCGCAAGTGGGTGATATATTTGATATCGTAATTAACGAAGAACTTGCTATTGAAGCAGATGTGTTAGAATCTACTGAGGATAAACTTGTTCTTGAATATGATGAACGTGGAATATCACTGCTAGAAGGTTTAGATTTAATTGAAGAAGAGGACACAGTCACCGAAGGCAAGGTAAAAGACCTACTTCTTGACATAGAAGAGCTTACTGACAAAGAGTTTCAGGACAAGTACAATATGTCTAAATTAGATGCTAAGGAAAAGTTTGATTTAGATGAAATGAGAAAACCTAATGTAATAACTCTAGCCGGTCGGGCCCATGACGCATTTAAAGAACTTAAAGATTATGAAGCAGAAGAAGTTGATTTTCACAAAGCAATAGATGACCTTGTACATAGAACATTTGGTCACCGCTCTAAAGAAAAGAAGATGGAAGCAGATCTTAGTGAAGCGTCTAACAACATTACTAAGATAAAAGACATTGTGTCCAAACAACAAGCAATGAAGATTGATGGCATTATGGTTGATATGTTTACAGCATCAGCAATCAGTCAGATTTACAATAAAGTAAATGATACAAATAAGAAAAAGATGGAAGATCTAGACATAACTAAACTTGCAGAACTTGCAATGAAGATGATGGAATCAAAACAATCGTATGACAATGTGGTAGAAGACGGTGATGAGTTAGACGAAGCAGAATATCAAGGTCGTGAAGTTAACCTCGGTAAGCCAATGCGTGGCGATGTGGCCAAGTATAAGGTCTATGTAAAAGATAAGAAGACAGGTAACGTTAAGAAAGTTAATTTTGGTGATAAGAACATGGAAATTAAACGTGACGATCCTAAGCGTAGAAAGTCGTTTAGAGCAAGACATGGTTGTGGTACACCAAAAGCCAGCGACAGAACTAAAGCACGTTATTGGTCCTGCCGTATGTGGTCCACAACGCCAGTAAGTAAAATTATATAATTATGAGAGTAAAAGACTTTATAACAGAGATTAAACAAGGAAAAGTCTTAGACTACCAGGAGAGGGCTATACCTGGTGCTAAGACATTCCCACGTATTGATCAAGGGTATGGACTGTATAGATTTGGACTAGCAATGGCTAGTAGCCCAGACGATATTGGTAACGGGATGCATGAACTTAACAATAGACCAGTAACACTATGTTATACTAAACAAGAAGAAGAAATTATTAATAAAGCTCTTAAAAAATTAGGGCTTTCATCAGAACAAACTACCAGCAACGGCAGTTATGAACCTACCGACACACAAAGTGTTAGCCCGATGCAACCACGTGATGCAGTAAAAAGGAAAAACAAGTGAGAGCAAATGAATTTTTAACTGAGGCAGAGGGTACTAAGTTAACACCAGAAGAACTTAAAGCTGAGATCGAAGCAAATAAAGCACCATTGGTAACTCCTTCAGGTTGGTCACGTGATAGTAATTCGTTTGGTGATCTTATTAGACTGGGTTTTATGACCAAAGAGTCAAGACCGTTAAGCGGTTCAGACTATCTAGTAACCCAAACTTATATAGGACCTGGACCAATAACAGTAGTACATAGTAGTGGCAGAGAAGAAGTTATCAACAAAGGTTGGAAGTTAGAATCTGAGGTAGATTACTCGTGAACGCAACCGACTTAATTAGAAGCGTATTAGATTTAATTGATAGTGTGGTAACAATTACCGCAGGACAAACAATAGACATTAGAGCATCTTCTGCTTTCGGAGAACACTCAATTGGTCCAAGAATGTCATTAGTCGCATTACCAATAGCAGTATAATAGCTAATGGCCGATAATGAAGATATCTGAACTACAAAAATTAGCAGGTATCAGAGAAAAAACATCTTGTATGGATATGGAAAACATAAGCCATACCGGTACTGAAAAGGCTAAGATAATGCGTAAGAAAAATATCCAGCCAGGCACACCTGAATGGTTTAAACTTTGGTTCAGCAGACCATATCTCACAAAAGAAAAGCCTTATTAAGCAACTCGCCTACCAGCACCTAAATACTTTTCCCACTTAGGATCTTTAATTTTAATAGGACTATTGCGCCACTTTGATGCCAGTCTCCAGTAGTCTGGTTCGTATGGTTTGTGTATGGGTTTTATTAGTTTGTCTGCTTTAGCATAATTGCATTTTTTACAACTAGTAACTACGTTAGTCCATGAAGATTTGCCACCTTTGCTTCTGGGTATAACATGATCGATAGTTAAGTCCTCAAAGTCAAATGTATCCTGGCAGTATTGGCATTGGAATAAATCACGCAAGTATACGTTAGCTCTACTAAATCTTACATAATGTCTTGGGTTAAAGTATTCTTTGGTAACTGCAACACTAGGTACATTTAATGTAAGGTTTTCACTGTGTACATGCCAGTCATTATATGTTTCTAACACTTGGATGCGTCCTAAAAACATTAACTTAATAGAGTGTTGCCAGTGTATAACTGAGAGAGGAAGTACTGATATTGGATTGTAATCTTTGTTGAGAAGCAAGGTGTGTGACATAAAAACCCTTTCTAAAAAGTATTTAACACTCCATGGAACACTGGTAAATATTAGTATGTCTAAGTCGCTCGACGGCGTTTTAATTAAAGCCGCACATAAACAAGAAACCTTTACTAAGCCTCAGATAAAAGAACTCATGACTTGTATGAATGGCAAAACTGGTTGCGAATATTTTATGAGCAACTACTTTTATATACAGCATCCTACAAGAGGTAAGTTGTTGTACAAACCTTTTGAGTTTCAAAAGCGCTTAATATCTACCTACAACGATTATAGATTTAGTGTTTCTCTGATGCCAAGACAAACTGGTAAAACAACCACTGCCGCTGGGTACCTGTTGTGGTATGCAATGTTTGTGCCAGACAGCACAATACTAGTGGCCGCCCACAAGTATGCAGGTGCTCAAGAGATTATGCAACGTATCAGGTATGCGTATGAGTCTGTACCCAATCATATACGTGCAGGTGTTACCAGTTATAACAAAGGAAGTATTGACTTTGACAACGGGTCACGTATCGTGGCAATGTCTACAACTGAGAACACTGGTCGAGGTATGTCTATATCATTATTATACTCAGACGAGTTTGCATTTGTGAGGCCTACTATTGCCCGTGAGTTTTGGACGTCCATATCACCCACACTTAGTACTGGTGGTAAGGCTATTATTACATCAACACCTAACTCAGATGAAGATCAGTTTGCATTTATATGGAAACAAGCAAACAAGAACATTGATGAGTTTGGTAATGAACAGGAAGTAGGCGTAAACGGTTTTAGAGCATTTAGGTCTGAATGGTGGGAACATCCTGACAGGGATGAGCAGTGGAAACAAGAGGAAATAGGGCGTATTGGTGAAGATAGGTTTAGACGAGAACATGGGCTAGAGTTCTTAATCTATGACGAAACTCTTATAGCACCAACTACTCTAATAGAGTTGGAGTTTAAAGAGCCTGTGTTCAAGCAAGGACAAGTACGCTGGTTTAAACATCCTGAAAAAGACAAAACTTATGTTCTCAGTTTAGATCCTAGTTTGGGAACAGGTGGCGATTACTCCGCTATACAAATATATGAGTTGCCCACATTAGAACAGGTGGGTGAGTGGCAAAATAACAGAACACCGATCCAACAGCAAGTTAAACTACTACAACAGATTACAAGTTTTCTAGCAGAAACAGTTAACAAGAATAACATATACTACAGCATAGAAAACAACTCTATTGGCGAAGCCGCATTAGTAAGCATTGCCGAAATAGGAGAGGAAAATATTGCAGGAACATTCCTTACTGAGTCCAGATCTCATGGGAACTCTAGTCGATTTAGAAAAGGGTTTAATACTACTGCACGTAATAAACTAGCCGCATGCGCTAAGTTAAAGAGCCTAATAGAGAGCAAAAAACTAAAAGTACATAGCAAAAATTTAATTAGTGAATTAAAAACATTTGTGGCACATGGTGGCAGTTATGCTGCCAAGACTGGTGAAACAGATGACTTAGTAATGAGTTTGGTATTGATAACCCGCATGATGCAGGGATTGCAAACATACGATGCTAGTCTAGACACAGCGTTGAGAGACCATAATGACAGTCTAGAGTTTCCTATGCCCTTTGTGATCTTTTAAATTTTTTAGATAAATAGATTTATGAGCGAAATTGAACCAATAGCGCAAGGATTATACGACAAATTAAAGAACAGATTTGGCGAAATTGCTATATCTGATGAATCAGCAAAGCCTACTAGTATCTTAGAAGATGGGCGCTTCTTTAATTTTGATTTTAAACTAGGAAGTAAAAATTACGGTAATGTTACCATTAGTATTAATGATGGTGACAGTCTAAAAGTATTCTTTAATAGACGTATCAGTAAGAAGATGGACGAAGAAGATCGTCCATCATGGTACAAGTTTTTAAAGGCACTACGCAGTTTTTCACGTAGAAACATGCTGAGGTTCGATACTAGAGATATAACAAGATCCGCATTAACAAAAAAAGAGATTAAAGATATGGCCACCAACGTCGACGTTTACGATAAATCAGAGCTTAATCAAATTGCCACAGAAAGCAAGTTATATGGTAGCAAGAAAAGTAGTTACCAAAAAATGGTAGCACGAGAAGGCCAGAATCCTGTTAAAATTATTGTTAGACATGCTAAAAATATTGATGAAGAAAAGCATGGCGCAAGAGCAAGGAATATATCAGCAGTTTTCTTAGAAACTCAATCAGGTGAAAGATTTAAACTACCATTTATTAAATTGGTAGGTGCAAGAGCCATGGCTAGACACTTAATGAATGGTGGCGGTGTCGGCGATGAGTTGGGAACACATATTGTAGAGCTAGTTGAAGAGATGGCAGATTTGGGCCAATTTGTTAGACTAATGAAAAACAAACCCTGGGAGAATAGAGAAACTAAGGAAATGATGGAAGCCTCGGTTGACAGATACCAAGGTGTGAGGGCAACTCTCAATAGTTTAACAGGCCCTAAAGGCTATAGTAAATTTGCAGAAGCATTTAACCCACAAGTTAAAGAACTAGATGAGTTTAATGCAGACACTGTTAAAGAAAAGTTTATACAACAGAGCTTCCCAGAAAAATTAGAATCAGCATTGCCGCATGTATACAGTGCGCACAAAGTATGGAGTAAGAATATGTCAGAGCAGTTACAACAAGTGCATGAATTTGTGCGTTCAGATGAGTCTGTTCAATTAGGTAAAACACACGGCAACAAGGCTTACTTTGAATCATTAAGGTTTGTCGACACAAAAGCATTATTAAGAACAGTACTAGAGCAAGTGTCAGATCAAGCAGACGGAGCAATTAAAGAGTTTGCAACCAAATGGGCATCTCGCCTTAACACTATTGAAGAACAAGTTGACGAATCTTTAAAAGAAGAATATGGTATGGCTGTGCAACTTGCCAAGCAATATATTAAAGGTGTTAAGTCGATTAAGGGAGGTCAAGTTGCTGAAGGATCTAATAACGATATTAAAGAGTTGTTCAATGATTGGATGAATAGCGAATATGCCCCGTTCGATGACGACTCAGGTGATGATAACGCAGTATTCACCAAAGCATTAAACTTTGTTGCAGATCGCATGGATAATCGTTCAGACTCGGAGAGTTATGCTTATAAATTAGCAGATATGTTTCAGGGTGTTAAGGGTAAAGGTTCAGAGCTAGATGAATATGCAGACTGGGCAGACAGTGTAATTGAAGAAGACGATGAAGTTGACG